AAAAATGGCGTAGTACGCAGGCTTGCCCGTGCTGTTGGGCGGCGGGTACGAAGCGCGGATGAAGTTTACATCCTTGTTCAGTAGATACTCGTACTCACCCGTAGTCGGGTCAATCACCGCAAGCGAGAACGTCGAGAGCCAATCAGACGGCAACGAGAAATACTGAAAGTTAATCGTCATCGTGCCGGTGACGTTCTTACGAATCGCCGGAATCTGGACTGAGTTATAAATCCGCTCTTCAGCCAACTGCACAAACGTAGGGATATTCGCTACGAAAGACTGTTCAGTGCTTTCGCAGTAATCCTGAATCAACGTTGAGAGTTGACTGTAGTTCACGGAGACCAGCCAGACCGGTACTTGCTGTTGTTCTCAAGATTGATCTGAGACACGAACTTCGTGCCCTTGGTCGCAGCGCCAGCACCCTTCATCTTCATGTGGGTGACGCCCTTGTTGACATCCTTCTCAGGATAGCCATTACGACCCGTCGAATCCGTGTTCGGCCTAATCTTGCTGGGGTTCAGTTCTTTCATGATGATTACCTCGGGCCAGAAGAGCCACGCATCGGGCTACGCTGGTTCATCACCTTCGCCATGCCACGACCGTACTTCTTCATGTCGCTGTTGGTCTTGCCGCCAGCACGCATCTTTTTCGTGCCATGCATAGCACGCTCGTGCTTGCTGACCTCTTCCCGCGCAATCTTACGCATACCGTTCTTCATCTCAATCTCCTAGGTCGTTACGACCGTTACTGTCCCGACTTCGCCCGCCGGGGCTAGTGTATTCGGGGTTAGAGCCGCATCGAAGGAACTAGACCCTCCAACGGGGTTCCACCCCCACTGAATCATTCTACTACCACCGGCACCGTTGTTACCTTCTTCAAAGTAACTCAGGTCAGGTCTTGGGTTCCTAAGCGCCTGCGGGTCATCCACCGGGTACAGGCCCAGTGACAACTGCGGCTGATCAGGCTCCCAGCACTCCGGACAGACCAAGATGTTTACGTTCTTGGTCTTGATCACCAAAGACTTCAATTGGCGAAGTTTGTACCGGAAACCACACCGGTCGCACTCCGCGATAGCATGTTTGCCACTTGCAAACCTGTTCGGCATTAGTAGCCACCCAAGAAACTCTCACGTGGGACAAAGCGCACAGCAGCCTTTTCCCGATCCTCACCCGCCGCCAACTCCCAAGCCTCGTCGTACTGCGCCTTCAAGACCTGCATACGCGCATCTGCGCCCGGAATCTTCATGGAGAGCATGTAGGCTAACCCCGCTACCAAGCAGGGCATAAACCGAAACGGGATATCCTGACCGTTAGAACCCACACCGGGATCAAACATCCGCACAAGGCGCGTGTAGACGAGCGTCCAAGTGGTCGTGTTATCAGGCTTCGGCCATACCGTGTACTGCGGGTACACGATGACGTTATCAGCACCCGTGGCTCCAGTACGCCGATTGATCCAGATCTGGATGGGGCGACCCGTCGCGTTCTTGTTTGGGATGGACAGGTAGGTCGAAGAGGAGATACGCGAGATGTTGATGTCCTGTTGATTTGTTCCCGTGCCTGTGCGGATCACATGGTCAAGCAGGTCAACCGTATCGACAGGAAGGTCATACGTGCCTTGGTTGTAGGTTAGGGTCTGCGTACCCGTCTCAAGCGTCCAAAGGTTAATACCCCGGTTCGCCCAGTCCATGAACAACAAGGCAAGGCTGCGCTTAGAGGTACGGAAGTCATAGCCCGTACGCAACTCAGCCCCACAACGCTCAAAAGCCTCCTCAATGATCGTATTAAGATCAAGGTTGAACTCGGTTGTGGCTGTAGTTTTGTCGGCCATTTACATCCCTCGCCGTCTGTACGGCTTTACTTTCTCTTTAACACCCTTGGGCTGCGAGACGAACTGCTTGCCTTGGGCTTTACCCTTACGTTTGGCTGCGGTGGTACGGGCATACTCCGAAGGCGAGAGAGCCTTGATCGCAGCCTCTGGTAGATACCTTTCGCCCGTGTCAGAAGATCGTTTACCACTCTTCGTTCTCCACTTCTGCTGCGTCCACGCTTTAAGGGACTGTTGAGGAGCCTTCATCCGCTATACCCGCCACCTTTGGCCTTGTACTGCTTTGCCAGCAACTGCGCCTTTCTTGCGCTCCACTGCCCCGCTGCAGTACCCTGCACGGCCCGGCCCTTGATTGATTCAAAGAGCCGCTTACGCATACCGGGCTTGGTATAATTTCCCGCCTCGTTCACGCGGCTCTCGCCTCCCTTGGCGTAGGTTTTTATCGGTCTCCCAGTCCCAATTACGGGCTTTTCGTCCCCCCGCCGTTTTGCTCGGGGGACTTTTTTGGGATTGATATCACCCATGCCTCGGGACGGTAGCATTAGACAAACTTCCCTCGGGTCTTGCCCTTCATCGCGCAACCATCAGCACGCTTGGAAGCAGAACCGCCTTGAGCGAAACGCTTAAAGCCGTAACGGGGGCCAAACTTCTTGACGCTCCCGCCACTCTTAAAGACGCCACGCCCCTTGAGGACATCAGCACGGGTGACCTTGCCATCGCCAGTGAGGTCGGGCATACCGCCCGCCTTCATGCCAGCCACGCTTTCAGACTGAACGCGCTCATACGCTTCGCGCATTTTGCGCTCCATTTCAGCCTCTTTGTCCTTCCGCTCCTGCTCACGCCGAATACGCTCCTCTCGGGTAACGTATTTACGTGGCCCCTGCGGGCCTTTAGGCGCTTGGTTCATTAGCACTTACCGCCCATCATCATTCTGACCATCGTGCCCTTGGTCTTGCCCTTGCTGGCGATGCCATCGGCAGACTTGCGAAACACCGAGCCGCCCTCGCGCATCTTGACCGTCGTGCCCTTGGTCTTGCCCTTGTGAGCAACGCCATCAGCAGCCTTGCGGAACACCGAACCGCCCTTACGCATCATAGCCTGCGTACCACCGGCTCCACCCATACCGCCTGACGGGGCTGCAGAGGCTCTATTTCTCAGTGCTTCCAATTGAGCATTAGCCTGTCCTCCCGACGCGCCCGGCATAGAGCCAATACCAGAAGGCTTAGCGGGGGGAGTCGGAGGAGGAGCAGCACGAGCAGCACGTTGAGCAGCCGCACGAGCCTCGACCGAGTTGGCTTGACGGAAAGCATCCCGCCGAGCATTAGCAGCATCAATTTTAGATTGAAGACGCGCCATCGCCGCACCCGGAACATACGGGGTTTTACCGCCAGCCGCGAACTTCGGCGTGGGGCGAGCCATAATAGCCTTACCACGGTCAGTTATTGCTTTGCCAATATGCTTCGGCATCGGCTTCAGGCCGGGGCCAGTACCAAACTGCCGCTTCTGCAGGCCCATGCCGCCAGCCGCGAACTTTGGCATCTTCTTGCCTTCCATTTCAGCCTCTTCGTGCTTGATCATGGACTTCGGAGCACCCTTCTTTTTCATGAAGGACACTTCTTTACGCATCATAGCCTTTGACTCTTTCATAAATCCTCCAGAACCGAATTTGTGGCCTTTATCGGCCTTGACGTAATCACGACCCACAGATTGAGGAATGCCCAGACGTTTGGCTGCTTTGGGGTCGTTAGCAACCATCGCCATCAATCGATGCTGTTTTGCGGATTTGCTGGGCATCTCAGCAGTTCCAAGCCCTCAACGATTTGTTGATCCGGCTGTTCGGGTCGTTTGCCGTCTTGGCACTCGTCAATTTCTTCTTCATGCCTGTCATACGGGCACAGAATGACTTCTTGCGAGGCCCACCTTCCGGTTGAGGACGCTTCAGCCCCGGCTTACCCGGATTGGCACGGTTGTAAGAAGCCCTGCCCTTGGCGTTCAAACCGCCAGCCGGATTTTTCCCTTCCTTGCGCTGCCAAGCAGGGGACTTAGCCATAAACAACCAATGTCGAAACTACGGCTGACGGGACGATGTAGATGCTGGTCTGGAAAAGCAAGCCTTCGCCCGGCAGCAGGGTGTAATCCGCTGAAGTAGAACTTGCTTTGGTGTTCAATACGATTTTGACCGGGCCGCTTGCACCGCCGTCACGAAACGTGACAGTGCCTGCACCCGAATCAGGAACGATATAAATCGCCTTTACGCGAGAACGGCCGATAACGAGGCTATTTTGATCCAGCAGGTCGCCAGCAGAAGTGGCGACCTTACTAGCAAGGACATCTGTTTGCATACCCATCCTGAGTCTCCTGTAATGGATGAAGGGGGCTTACGCCCCCCACGAAATCTTACGGGACGAGACTGGCGTACAGGCCGATGTAGAGCGTGGTGCTGCCGATGAGAACCGGAATACGACCGGTCTGAACCGATATCGTGCCCGACACCGAACCGGTCGTCAGTTTAGTGCTACCAATCGTGAGCGTGGTGCAAAGCAGGTTGGTGATGACGGCGGAATCGCCAGCAATTGGGCCTTCAAAGCCGTTGTCAGACTTAACCGGGCCGGAGAAAGTTGTACGTGCCATTTCAAATCCTCACATGCGAGTTGTGCCTACCAGTCTGCATGTCGTCAGTCGGGTCTGTCTGGTAAGCAAAATTTTTTCCCGATGACCGCTATATACACCTAGAAAACTAAAAAGGAAAGGGGGGCCGAAGCCCCCCCAATCCAGTTTTATCAGGACGAACCGGGCGAACCGAACATACCCAGCGGATCAGACCATCCAAACGAGTAACGCTCACGGCTCTTATACCGGACGTTTCCAGTGTCGAAATCACCATCCATGGAGTTCTGAAGCGGCGTACGGACAAAGTGCTTCATGCCGTTCGGAACGTCAGTCGTCAAGAACCAAGCGTTCGTGTCCGTCAGGTAGTGGTTGACCGTATATCCGCCCGGAATCGACCCCATCGCCTTGAGGGCGTTGATGTCGTTGTCAGCGGTCGCAACACGGAGTTCCGTATCGAGGAGACGCTTGGCAGTGAACATCAACGGCGGGGGCACGATGAGTTTACCGGGTTTCGCCGCGATGAGCAGTCCACGCTCGTCAGTCCAACCAGCAATCTGGATGACAGCCGCTTCCAACGAAGTCTCGTTGAGGTCAGAAGCCGTCAGACGGTTGCTGTTGGTGCCACCAGAAACAAGCGGGTGATTTGCACTGAACAGAGCCACACCGTCGCCACCAACGTAGGACGACGAGAAGCCATTGTTCAGGACAGAAGCCGCCTTGACCTGCTTCGTGTACGCCATCGCTCGGGCGAGCGCCTTGGTGTATCGCTTGGACAGCGAATCGTACAGGTTGTCTTCAACCGCTTCTTCCGTGATGGAGAAGCCGAGAGCAATCGTCTCGTGGCTGTAGCGAGCAGTCCACGCTTCCTGTGCGTTGTCATACGCAATTGCAGCGCCTTCCGACTTAACCGGAGCAGCACTGAAACCAGAAAGTTTGGTCTCCTCTTCAAACGAGCGTTCGGAGGTCTCAGTTTCGTAGA